CTTTCAAAAAATCCCGGGGGTAGATTTTGAAATTATATTTTACCGATACAGGAGCCACCAGAACTACCTCCAAACATATTTACTATAAGCATTTTACAGCACTGATCAGCAAAAGTCAATAACGAAAGGAGGCTGAAAGGTGCCAACAAGTCCTAAACAGCCTCCTGTCATGACAGACGAAGCTCGTGAAGCTCGATTGATTTCTTTGGCCATGGACGTTGCAGAAGAGCAGCTACTCAATCGGACAGCCTCTTCGCAGGTCATTACGCATTATCTGAAGCTTGGCGCGATTCGGGAACAGCTGGAGGTTGAGAAACTCAAAGCCGAGACCGAACTTGCCAAAGCTAAGGCCAAAGCAATCGAAGATGCCGAGAATACCGAGAAAGCCTATCGAGAAGCGATCACGGCATTCGGCATTTATACGAAGCATTCAGCATTTGACCCGGAGGGCTCTGAGGAATTCATCGATGACTAAGACATATTCCGAACTCATCACGATTCCGACATTTGAAGAGCGGTTCAAATACTGCCAAACAAATCAGAAAGTCGGTGAAGAGACTTTCGGGGCTCATCGCTTTCTGAACCAGCGATTTTATTCCTCGACGGAATGGAAAAAGCTGATCCGCCCCAAAATTATTATCCGGGACAATGCCTGTGACCTGGCCATGGACGGCATGCCGATCATGGGCTCTATTTATATTCACCATCTTAATCCAATGAAGGTGGAAGATTTAATTGAGAAACGCGACTGGGTGCTTCTTCCGGAGTATCTGGTCTGCACGTCATTCAAAACGCATGAAGCACTTCATTATGGCTACGAACCGCCTCGGTTTAAGCCGATTGAACGCAAACCAAACGACACAGCACCTTGGCTGATGGAGGCAACATGAGTGAAAGCATATTAGTGACCATTAAAAAGATGCTGGGTCTTGACAGTTCCTACACGGTATTTGATCAGGATCTGATTGTATTCATCAATACGGCATTCATGGTTCTTGAGCAGATCGGGCTTGGCCCGAATGGGTTTAAGATCACGGGCGATGCTGAAACCTGGTCTGATTTTCTCACTGATATAAGCAAGTATGAAGGAGCGAAGACATATGTGTACATTCGCACACGTCTCGCCTTTGATCCTCCGGCAAACGCCACACTTCTCAAATCGCTGGAGGATACTTATAAAGAACTTGAGTGGCGTTTGAACGTTAAAGCCGAATCGACTATCTGAGAGGAGAGTTCTTATGCTTTTTCGCAGTACAGTCAAGATGCCTCGTTCGCCGACCAGTTGTAGGAACACATATTTATTATGGGGGTGGTCACGATTGCATACGTGATCTATTCTGAGTCTCTTCAGCATGAAGGGATTCTGGGGATGAAATGGGGCCGGCGAAACGGTCCGCCTTATCCTCTTAAAGATGGCGCGCATAGTGCCGCCGAGCAGAAAGCGAATCCATCTCTTGCCCGACGTGCTGCAAAAGCTGCGGCTAAATCCATCAGCAATCGTGTCAATGCGTATAAGGCTACTCACCAGACTCGTGGTACCTGGAGTAAACGGCCAAAGCATTTGACTGACGAGGAATTGGCTCGCCGTATCAAGCGCCTGAAAGCCGAACAGGAGTACATCACCCTGATTGGCGGAAAGACCTACGAAGCTCGGAGAAAAGCTCGCACAGAAGCCGGTTCTGCTTTTGTGAAATCGATGATGACCAAGCTGGGCACAAGAACGGGATCTCTTGGCACTCGCGCTGGCGAATATGGCGATACGCTTGTGAAAGATCTCTACAGCTTGACTAAAACTGGCGGAAAAGCACTTGGCAAAAAGATTTCTGGATCGTGGAATCCAGAGCAGCAGGCGCAAAAATATTCGGCTAAGCTTGATGCAGCCAAGAAGGAAAAAGCGTACGAGGATTGGATGCTCGAAAACAATCAGCAATATATCGATGCTATGGCGGAAAGAATGCATAAGCAAGCTGCTCGTGCTTCAAAGAAAGAAGAGCGCCAGTATCGAAAAGACGCTAAAGAATTGGCTAAGATTCAAGCTAAGTTGGAGAATTATCGGTACGATCGTGCTAAGAATCCAAGTAAATTTGCCGGCTATAAACAGCTGCAAAGAAGCGACTTCGAAGCTCCTATGTACAATGGAACTGCATTCGCTAATGCTTATGTGAATTCTATCGCGAATCAGATACCGATTAGCGTACTCTTTGATCCGGATAATATGGACGGATAATCATGCTTTCCAACACAGCGATTCCTCGCTATTACGGTGCTTTTCGCGAAAAAGTTCTTCGGGACGAGATTCCGGTCAACCATGAAGTTTCTCTGGAGATGAACCGGATCGACCAACTGATTGCTAATCCTCGCTATTACTATGATCCTGATCCAGTGGAATGCTATATCAATTTCTGCGAAAGCGAATTGACGTTGACGGATGGATCGGATCTCAAACTTCTGGATTCTTTCAAGCTCTGGGCCGAACAGCTTTACGGTTGGTATTATTTTATCACGAAATCCGTTTACGTGCCAGGGCGTAATGGTCGCCACGGCCGTTACAGAACTAAGCGCATTAAAAAGCGGTTGATCAATATCCAGTATTTGATCGTAGGCCGTGCCGCATCCAAAACGATGTATGCAGCGACGAATCACGGATATTTCCTTTGTTGCAATCCGCGGGCCACTCACCAGGTGGCAACTGCTTTCACCATGAAGCAGGCTGAGGAAGCAATCAATCCGCTGAAAACAGCCATTACGCGAGCTAAGGGTCCTCTGTTCAAGTTTATGACAGAGGGCTCTTTGCAAAATACGACCGGTTCCCGCGCAAAGCGTCAGAAGCTGGCATCCACGAAGAAGGGCGTTGAGAATTTTATCACCGGTTCTTTGCTGGAGGTTCGTCCTATGCGCATTGACGCGTTGCAGGGTTTCAGCAGCGCGATGAACACGGTTGACGAATGGCTGTCTACTGATGCTCGTGAAAACCCCATTACCGCTTTGGCTCAGGGTGCCAAGAAATGTGACGATTGGCTGATCATTGCCATGAGCTCGGAAGGAACCGTTCGAAACGGTGTTGGCGACAGCATCAAGGCAGAGCTTTCTGACATCTTGAACGGTAAATTCCGTAATGACCACGTGTCGATCTGGTGGTACAAGCTTGACAGCGAACAAGAGTTGAACCAGCAGGATATGTGGCCCAAAGCCAATCCGAATCTCGGTTATACGGTATCATATGAGCAGTACGAGGATGAGCTTCGCGAAGCTTTGGCTGTGCCGTCCAAGCGGAATGAGATCCTGGCCAAGCGATTCGGCTTGCCTATGGAGGGTTTCACTTATTTCTTCAGATATGAAGAGACACTTCCTCATAAATTCCGGGATTACTGGGAGATGCCTTGTGCAATGGGCGCAGACCTTTCACAGGGCGACGACTTCTGTGCTTTCACTTTTCTGTTTCCGCTTTCCCATGGATTTGGCGTCAAATGTCGCGCATACATATCGGAGCGTACGATGATGAAGCTGCATCCAGCCGGACGGCAGAAATATGAAGAGTTTATTAAGGAAGGCACTTTGATCGTTATGCCTGGTACCGTTCTCAGTATCATGGATATTTATGACGATCTGGATCAGCATATTATCGATTGTAAGTATGATGTCCGTGCTTTTGGGTATGACCCATATAACGCCAAGGAATTTGTCGAGCGCTGGGATCGTGAGAATGGACCTTTTGGCACCGCCAAGGTGATCCAGGGCGCCAAGACCGAAACCGTCCCTTTGGGCGAGTTAAAGCAGCTGGCGGAGGATCGGCTGTTGCTGTTTGATGAGTCACTGATGAGCTACGCCATGGGCAACGCCGTCGTGTGGCAGGACAGCAATGGCAATCGAAAGCTGGATAAGAAACGGCATGACGAGAAGATCGACCCCGTCAGTGCCATGATGGATGCCTATGTGGCGTACAAGACATTTGTCGAAAATTTTGATTGAGGTGATTAAATGAGCACTTATTATGGCGCGGTAATGGGCGGCTCGTCCCGCACGGTGCTTTGCCATCGAATTACCGTTGAAACGTATACCAGGACACTGCCGAACGGAAAGACCGTTACTGTCAGAGGTTACAGTCGTGCTGGCGACGCGGCCGCTCGTGGAGAAGCAGCAAGTCGTGAACGTCAAGCAAGATCGCAGATTACTACCGGCAGAGAGCGTATAAGAAGCGCGTATAACGGGCCGTACAGTCACGATATGGGCACACGAACCCGTGTTCATACCGCCGTGCGCGGTGCCGGTGAGGTCGCCCGCGGTTATGCTGATCTTGCCCGAAACAAACTGAATGATATCAAAGAAACTATGCAGGTCGGTATTGGTAATTTCATGGAGCAGGCGAAACTTGCCGGCTCCACTGTCGGCGCTTACTGCGAACTTGGCATTGGCTGGGTTAAGAATCTGATTGGAAACGTAGTAGGGGCTATTGGCCGTGCCATTCGTGGGCCTCAGAAGTCGACCGCCGTTCCTACTCGTACAAATGCTTCCGGCGAAGTGACCAATAAAAAGGTCATTAAGAATAATTCAAGACTTATAAGATAGTAGGCTGGAGGTAATTCATGCCTTCTTTCAAAGATAGGCTGATGCATGCCTGGAATGCATTTAACGGGCGCGATCGGCCGTCACGGGCGAAAGACCTCGGTCCGCCCACGTATACCAGGAGCGATGCTCCACGGCGAAAGCTTGGCAATGAACGGTCTATCGTTACAGCGATCTACAATCGGATCGCAGTCGACGTCTCCCAGATATCGATCCGTCATGTCCGACTTGATGCCAATGGCATGTTTCTGGAGGACATTAAAGACGGCCTGAACAACGTGCTGACTGCGGAGGCGAATATCGATCAGACCGGCCGGGCATTTATCCGTGATCTGACGATGTCGATGTTGGAGGAAGGCTACATCGCTGCCGTTCCTGTTGACACGACGCTGGATCCTCTGGCTACCGGCGGATATGACATTGACACCATTCGCCGTGGAAGGATCAAAGAATGGCGGCCAAAGCATGTGCTGGTGGAGGTCTATAACGATAAGACCGGTCATCGCGAAGATCTGGTTATGCCCAAGAAGATGGTGGCGATTGTCGAGAATCCATTTTATGCCATCATGAACGAGCCGAACTCAACCCTGCAGCGTCTGATCCGGAAACTGAATATCCTTGATGCCATCGACGAGCAGAGCGGATCCGGCAAGTTGGACATGATCATTCAGCTTCCATACGTGATCAAAACACAGCAGCGGCGCGAAGAAGCCGAGAAACGTCGGAAAGAGATCGAGAGCCAGCTGTCAAATTCAAAGCTCGGCATCGCGTATACTGATGGTACCGAGCGCGTGATTCAGCTGAACCGTCCTATTGAAAACAACCTGATGTCCCAGATCGAGTATCTGACCAAGATGCTCTATAGCCAGCTGGGCATCACGGAGTCTATTCTGGACGGCACGGCCGATGAGCAGACGCGGCTGAATTATTATTCCTTCACGGTAGAGCCGATTCTCGATGCTCTCAAGGATGAGTTTGAGCGCAAGTTCCTGACGAAGACGGCCAGGACCCGTGGCGAAGCGATCCGCTATTTCCGCAGTCCGTTCAAGCTTACACCGGTCGTTGACCTGGCAAACATCGCCGATGCGCTGACCCGTAACGCGATCCTGAGTAGCAACGAGATGCGCGGTGTCCTTGGTTACAAACCTAGTGATGAACCGGACGCGGACCGTCTGATGAACAAGAATATGAATCCATACGACGTACAGCCGTATGGTCCTGAAGAGGAGCAACCCTATGCCTGACACGAAATTTGATTTTAGTGGATGGGCAACGAAAAATGACATCCTTTGCACGGACGGGAGGACCATTCGCCGCGATGCCTTCAAGGAATGCGACGGCAAAAAGGTGCCTCTTGTCTGGATGCATAAGCACGACACGCCTGATAACGTGATCGGTCACGCGCTGCTGGAAAATCGCAAGGAAGGTGTATACGCCTACTGCGCGTTTAACAACAACGAAATGGCCGTTGCCGCAAAAGAAGCAGTGGTGCATGGAGATGTCGATTCGCTGTCCATTTATGCCAATCAACTGAAGCAGCAGGGCGGTAATGTGATTCACGGCGTGATCCGTGAGGTCAGTCTGGTCCTTGCCGGAGCCAATATCGGAGCTCATATCGATCGTCCGATTCTGGCCCACGGCGAGGAAGCGCATGAGGATGAAGCGATCATCTACAACGATGAGGAGACGCTTTACCTTCAGCACGAAGATGAACCTCAGGGCGATGAAGAGACCGAAGAAGTCGAAGAAGCTTCTGAGGAATCTGATAAAGAAGAGTCTGCCGAAGAATCCGCCGAGCCCGAAGAAACTGAAACTGAAACTGATAATTTACAGCATTCCGAGGAGGATGGAAACATGGCTGACGATAACCGCACTGTAGCGGACGTTTTTAACAGTCTGAGCGAAGAGCAGAAGACCGTTGTTTATTACATGCTGGGCCAGGCCCTTCAGTCTGGCGGTGGCGATGGAGGAGAAGAAATGAAGCACAACGCTTTTGAGATGGATGAACCCGAATTTGTGATCACCCACGACGATGTCGATCGTATTCAGAGTCGCGCGAAGGCTCTTGGCAGTCTGAAGCAGGCGATGGAAGAAGCCGTTCAGGAAGGCGGTGCTCTGTGCCATGCCGTGACCGACGATGACGGCAATACAGTGACCTATGGCATCGCCAATCTGGATTACCTGTTCCCGGATTATAAGGAACTGAATGATGAACCCGATTTCATCAAGCGCGATGACGATTGGGTTTCCGTGTTCAACAACGGTGTCAAGAAGACCCCGTTCGCCCGCATTAAGACCACGCACGCTAACATCACCATGGATGAGGCCCGTGCGAAAGGTTATATGAAGGGCCGTAAGAAGGCCGAGGAAGTCTTCCTGCTGCTCCGGCGTCAGGTGGATCCCCAGACCGTGTATAAGAAGCAGAAATTCGACCGGGACGATCTGATCGACCTGGCCGATTTTAATGTGGTCGCTTATGTGAAGCGCGAAATGCAGGAGATGCTGAAGGAAGAAATCGCCCGTGCGTCTCTGATCGGCGACGGCCGCGGTGCTGAAGATCCGGACAAGATCTTCCCCGAGCACATCAAGCCCATTTATTCCGACGATCCCCTGTACACCATCCGCATTCGTACGACCCGTGGCGAGGACGAGTCCGCGACGGCTAAGAATGCCCTCAAGGATATTATCCGGAACCGCAAGCTGTACAAGGGCTCTGGCAACCTGATCGCCTTCATGAGCGAAGACTGGCTGTCCGAGTTCCTGCTGCTGGAGGATGGTTTCGGTCATCCGCTGTATAAGGACGAACAGGAACTCGCCCGCAAGATGCGCGTTTCCAAGATCGTCACCGTTCCTCAGCTGGAGGGTCTGGCGCTGAACGGCTATGACTGCATGTGCATCATGGTCGACCTGAAGGACTACACCTGGGGCTCCAACAAGATGGGCGAAACGTCCTTCTTCGACGATTTTGACATCGACTACAACCAGTTCAAGTACCTGTATGAAACTCGTCTCAGCGGCATGCTGATCAAGCCGTACAGCGCGATGGTTCTGGAAGTGCCTTCTGCCAGCGGCAATCAGACCACTGATCAGGAGCCTGGTACTGGTAACTAATCAATGGCAAGATATTTCGGAAACGTAGGCTATATCCGATCCCGTGAAACAGCACCGAGCGTCCATAAAGAGGAGGTCACCGAACGTCCTTATTATGGCGACGAGATGCAGGTGTCACGTCGATTGGAAAAAGGCGAGGGAGTTAACGATAACGTCGAGTACGGCAATCAGTTCAGCATCCTTGCCGATGCTTACGCGTACGAAAACTTCTCCGCCATCAGATATCTGACCTGGATGGGGCAACGCTGGAAGGTGTCCAAAGTGACGGTCCAGCGACCCCGTCTTATTCTTGAAATTGGGGGCATTTGGAATGGAAGGACGCCTGAGTCTTGACGAACTGCTGAGACAGACGCTGGGGCCGAACGTTCATTATTATTATCAGCCCCCGACAGGAACTGAGATTCATTA